CTCAAGGTGATGTAGATATAGCTCAAGCATATTTAGATAGATATATTCCACAATTTAAAGCACCAGAAGTTAGAATGATGTTAGGCTCTTTTGTTGCATCTGAAGCCAATCATGCTCATAGTTATTCATTATTAAATGATACTATTGGTGAAACTCAATTAACTAATTTTCAAGCATTTCAAGAATATAAAGAAATGGCAGATAAACATGAATATTTATTTAAACCAAAAGGCAAAGGTGTTGAAGGTTTAATAAAAGATATTGCTTGTTTTTCTGCATTTGGAGAAGGTTTACAATTATTTGCATCATTTGTTATGCTTCTAAATTTTCAAAGATTTGGAAGAATGAAAGGTATGTGTCAAATAGTTACTTGGTCAATTAGAGATGAAACTCATCATGTCGAAAGCATGATTAAATTATTTCATCAGTTAATAAAAGAAAACCCACAAGTATGGACTGAAAAATTTAAAGCTGAATTATATCAAACTGCCCGGGATATGGTGGATTTAGAAGATAAATTTATAGATTTAGCTTTTGAAATGGATGGTATTCGTGGATTAAAACCTGAAGAAGTAAAAAAATATATAAGATATATTGCTGATAGAAGATTATTACAATTATCTTTAAAACCAAATTATAAAGTTAAAGACAATCCTTTAAGTTGGCTAGATTGGGTTCTAAATGGAGTTGAACACACAAATTTCTTTGAAAATAGAGCTACTGAATACAATAAAGGCTCTATGACTGGAAATTTATGGGGATAAAATGAAATTTATATTAACTATGTATATTTGTTCTGCAATTGCTCAACAATGCAGTCCAGGTATATTAAAACCAACAGAATACAAAGATTGGAATGATTGTTTACAAAACGGATATTCAGAATCTCAAATGATATTAAATAATTATACAATTGAAGAAATAAATAAATATGAAATATTAACAAAATTTACATGTATTAAAAAACCCAGTAAAGGAGCTTAATTATGGCTGAATATAGAGGTCGAAAAGTAACTTTAAATAAACCAATGCGTGGTGATGTAAAAAAATTTAAAGTTTATGTTAAAAACCCAAAAGGTAATATTGTAAAAGTAAATTTTGGTCATGGTGGAACAACAGCAAAAGCTGCTGGTCAAAAAACTATGAGAATAAGAAAAAACAATCCTGGAGCTAGAGCTAGTTTTAGAGCAAGACATAATTGTTCTAGTCCTGGGCCTAAAACAAAAGCAAGATATTGGTCTTGTAAAATGTGGTAAAGGAAATAAATATGGCTTATAAAAGAAAAAGCGGTAAAAGTAAGAAAAAAGAAGATGATGTTTTAACTGCAAAACAAAAAAAGCTTCCAAAAGCTTTAAGAGACAAAATTGTTTCTGCTAAAAAACGAGGTAAATAGTGGCTTACAAAAAGAAAAAAGGTTCAGCAGGTAAAGCTTGTTGGAAAGGTTACCGAAGAGGTAAAGGTAATTCTTGTATTAAAATAAAAAAGAAATAATATAATGATTAAAAATTTTAAAGATATTGTAATTTTATTAATCACAAGTGGTGTTTTAATTTTATTAGGAATTATTATTGTTGGAGATTATTATGTTGCTTTACAAGAAAATAGACCTGTTGATGAAAGTATAATAACACTTATGAAAATGTCAGTTACTGGATTAATTGGTGTTATAGGTGGATATATTGGAGGAAGTAAAACGTGAATAAATCAAGATGTTGTTGCCAAGTAAGGGCACAAAGAAAAAGAAAAATAACAATAAGAAGAAAAAGAAGGACAAAATAAAATGATAGAAAATAAAAAAGAAGAAGAAGTTAAAACAATAACTTTAAACGATAAAGTATATAATGAAAAAGATCTAAATGAAGAATTAAGAAATAGTATAATTTCTTTCAATACACAAAAAAATAATAAACAAAGACTAAATATAGATATAAAAAATTGTCAAGTTTTAATTGATCATCATTCTAAAATAATTGATAAAGAAATTGCTAAATTAAAACCTATAAAAGGATAAAAATGTCTGTAAACGATGATGTATATTCAAGAATGCTGAAACACCGTGCATTATTGACTCTTTACGAAAAGAGATTGGATACTGAAATTGATAAAATTTTGGCATCACACAAAATAAAATTACAACGAATTGTAGCATTTTCTGGTACAGCAAATATAAATGCTTTAACTAGAAAATTAAATACTGAAATTCGTTTAACTTATAAAAAAATATATAAAGAGGGAATTAGTGAATTAAATAAACTAGCTGGTGTTAGTGCTAGATTTTATAAAAGTATATTTGCTAAAGCCTTAACAAATATTTATAAAGCTAAAGGTGTAAAAGATACTATAAAGGTTAATGATTTAATTATCAAATCAAACGGTACTTTTAGTCAACAATTAGCATCTATAAGTATTTTACAACAAAGAAGAATAAAAGGTATAGTCAAACAGGGAATGACTGAAAATAAAGCTATGATAAATATAGCTCGTGATTTAGGTAGATCTGGATTATTAGCTTCTACAGTACAATTGAGAACATTAACAAGAACTGCAATAACTGAAACATCTAATTATGTGTCAAATACAACATATAAATTAAATGATGATGTTGTTCAAGGTTATCAATATGTGGCTACCTTAGATAGTAGAACTAGTTTAATTTGCGCTAGGTTAGATGGTAAAGTTTATTCATTAAATAATAAAAATGCTCCACAACCACCGCAACATTTTAATTGTAGATCAACAACTATACCTGTTATTAAAAGTGCTAATCAATTATTAAATACACAAAATAATAGATTACAAAAACGAAAAATTACTGGATTATCTGATAGTCGTCGTGCCTCTATCAATGGTCAAGTACCAGCTAAAACTACATATGGAAAATGGTTAAAAGATCAACCAAATGAAGTTAAACTGGCTGTATTAGGAAATCAAAAAAGAGTTACCTTGTTTAATTCTGGAAAAGTTAAATTTTCTCAATTTTCTAATAAAGATGGTAAATTAATTTCGTTGAAACAATTAGAAGAATTATCAAATTAATCTTTTGTTTTAAATTAAAATATAACTAAGGCCGTGTCCAAAGGAAAAATAATGTCAGAAAACATTGAAAATACACAAGTTGAAGAAACAAAAACTGAAGAAACTAAACAACCAGATATAAAACAAATGGTTGATGAAGAAGTTTCTAAAGCTATAAAAAATATAAAAGTAAATTTAGATAATGCATATAAAGAAAGAGATGAAGCTTTGTCACAAGTAAATAAAATTAAAGAGGAAAAAAGACAAGCTGAAATTTCTAGCCTTGAACAACAAGGTAAACATTCTGAAGCTATGCAAATGAAGCTAAGTGAACTTAATCAAAGACTTGAACAATATGAACAAAAGAACACAGAATTGAGCAGAGATAATGCCGTGCGTACTCAGCTTAATGCTTTAAACTTCAAATCTGAAAAAGCTGCTAATATGGCTTATTCAGATATTGTAAATAGTTTAAAAAAGGATGCTTCAGGAAATTGGGTGCATGAATCAGGAACTAGTATTAATGAGACTGTGTCAAATTATGCTAAAGATGAAAACAATGCATTTTTATTTTCTGTTAAAGCTAATATGGGCTCTGGAATATCTCCAGCTAAGCCAAGTACAGGAACCAATCCTGTCACATCTATAAAAGATATGTCAACCGATGAATTGCTTAATGCTGTTGCAAAAGGGCAAGTTAAAGTTGACGGAGACTGGTCTGAATAGACTAATCTTTTATAATAATAACCGCACAAATGTGCATTAAATAATAAAAGGAATAAAACACAATGGCTGTAATAAGTTCAAACTTTAATAACATTGCTAAAGCTATTTCTGCTTACGAACAAGCTGAAAGAGCAGATGCTGCGTTATTAACATCGACTGCATTAGTTGGTTCAGACGCTAGAATCAATGATTCAGGTGAAAATTACACTGGTACATTAAGATGGTTAGATTTTTCTGACCCTACTACTTATCATAAGCAAAGCGAAACTGCTTCTGATAAATCTATTAATGAAATGTCAGTGACAAACAAATCAGCGGTATATATCAAAAATATTGATCATATTGCTGCACAAGAAATGTCAATTCAAAAATTACTTTCAAAAGTTGACGGTTTATCATATTTAGGATCTCAATTTGCTTCAGTTAGAGCAAGAAGAGAAGATCTACAATTAAGATCTATTTTAAATGGTGTTGCTGACAAAATTTGGGGTACAACTGCGATTGGTGCTTCTGATGCTGCTGCAAAAGTTGGTACTTTCGGTTTTTATACTGGTTCAGATGCTAGCTCAAATGCAAAACCTTTATTTGCTAATTCTACTGGTGCTAGTCAATCAAGAAGTACTTTCTTTGATACTTTATTAGATGCTATCACTGAAGTTAAAGGTGAATTTGAAGAGCCTTTCTATTATTTAGTAGTAGATACTGCAACTTACAACATTATGAGAAAAGAAAACGTTCTTGATGTTGCTCCAGTTGTAGATGGTAACTTCAATTTCTCTACTATTCTTGGTGGAAAAATTAGACTTGTTATTAATAACCAATCATTAACTGAAAACTTGCCTGCAGGTTTAAAAGTTTCTTACTTAGCAAAAGCTGGGTCTGTACATTACAGTGATATTGCACAGGTTAATCCAACTGCAATTGAAAGAGATGAACTAGCTGGTAATGGTGGCGGTCTTGTAACTGTTTTATCTAGATGGGGTAATATAATGCACCCTAAAGGATTCTCATGGGCTGGAAGTGCAACTGCATATCCTACAAATGCTAATCTTTCTCTAGGTACAAACTGGGCAGTACATGCTACAAATGTTAACCAAATTGGTTTATTCCCAATTTATCACGGTTAATATTATAACTATTAGATACGGAGAAAAATAATGGCTTTACAAAAAGGAATCAATTCATTTGTAACTATTATAGAAGCTGAACATTACTTTTATGATAGGCTAAACCAAGCTGCTTGGGATAGCGCTACAGATGAAACTGTTGAACGAGCTTTAGTAACAGCCACAGGAATTCTCAATGACTTGGATTGGGGTGGTACGGCTACTCCTACTACCTCATATCCTTTATCATGGCCTAGAGATATTACTTATTGGGATACGATATCCGGTAAATATGAAACTTTAGAAGATGATAGAAGCAAAACAAGTTATGGAACTTTTCCTGAAGATATCAAAAAAGCTACCTATGAGCTTGCTTTACATTTGATTAAAAATATGAGTACAATTGAAGATCAAGCATCTGGTTCACCTAGATTAAAAGATTTATCTGTTGGTTCTATTAAATTAACTTTTGATTTAGGATCTGGATTAGCTAATTTTAAAGAATTACCTGATCAAATTCAAAAATTAATTGTTAAATATAAAGATCAAAGTGGTATAAGCACAAATAGGGGAGTTAAAGTTAGTGGAGGTGCTTAATGAGCTACCAAAAACTAATAAAAAATAATGTAAAAATTGCATTTGATGCTATAGGAGATATTGGTGAAAATATAACATTTACAAATAAAAATGTAACTGATTATGATTTTGCTACACAAACTATTACTAGTTCTACTTCTGCACCAATTACTGTTAAAGCAGTAGTTGAAAGTCAGTATAGAACTAATGATGATAGTCCTAGGATAGAATGTAATTTGCTTATTGATTCAGATAAATTAGATTCTAAAATTATTGATAATTACGATAGTATTGTAATGAGAAATAAAACTTGGAAAATAAATAAATTTGAAGATAATAATTACATTATTAATTTAACTATAGGAAGGGAATCTTAATGTCTACAATATCACAAATATTGACAGCTGTTGAGGGTTTATTTGCTTCCGAAGCTTGGACAGCTAATAATATAAAAGCTTTTCCTGCAAATTATCAAGGAGAAATATCATCTGATGAATGGGTACGGGTTTCTGTATTACCATTTTCTTCAGATTTAGCTTTTAAAGATGTAATAGCAAATGGCCAAATTGTATGTCAAATATTTGTTCCAGCCGGATCAGGTATGAAAAGGGCATATGAAATAGCTGATTTGCTAAAAGAATTATTAGATCAAGAAGTAATCTCTGGATATCTACAAACAACTAATAGCTTTATAACAAACGTTGGAATTGATAGTAAAGACGCTGGTTTATACAACGTTGATTATACTGTTAATTTCAGATCAATTTAACCAAAAATAATATAAAGGAATAACAAAAAATGGCTCTAATTTCAAATATAGGTGCTGGTATTTTCACTAAATTAAAATACAAAGCTGATAGTACGTATACTTTACCAACTTCAGATTCTGCACATCAAACTTTTATCGGTGTTGGTGGAGATTTTGAAAATGCGACAGAAGTTACTAATATCAGAGAATTTCCTTCATTTGGTAAACCCGCTAACATTGTTAACGTACCAAATTATGGACAATCTGTAAGTTCACAGATCCAAGGACAATCTGATGCTCCAACATTAGAATTTACTTTGAATTATGTACCATCTGTGCATGGCACTATTCAAGATTTAGTTCAAGATGGAAACACATATGTATTTCAACTAGATGTTAAAAACGCATCAACAGGTGATAATGCTGCATTTTACGTAAAAGGACAAATAGCTTCTTTTGAAGTATCTCCAAATTTGACTGATTCAAATCAGGCAACTTTGACTTTAAGTACTTCAACTGACTATGTTGGTCCGTTTGCTGACGCATAATAAAATTGTTTTAGGCTGGGCTTAATTGCCCAGCTTAATCAAATTGTATAGGATAAAAATCATGAATGATAATAAACCATTTAATAAATATTATGTATTAAGAATAACTTCTTTGCATATAAAAAAATCTATAGATACATCCATAAGAAAAACTTATGATAGATTAAAAGATGTAGAAAATAAACAAGAAGTCTTTGAAACATTAGATGTTTTACATAAAATTAGAAAAATGATGGAAGACTTTGAATCTAATAATAAACATTTATATATAAAAGAGGTAGAAAATGAAACACATAAAAATACAAGAGATAACGAAAAAAGTTCCATTTCTGAATCAGGAAGTGGAAATAAAACAACTAACAGTTAGAGGGATAAAAGATTTACAAAAATCATTAGATGAAAATAAAGCTGATGATGTTAGTGGTTTAAAAACTTTAAGTGCTATATTTAAACAAACTGTTGTAGGTGCTGAAAATATGGAAGAATCTGAATTTGAAGACTTTCCTATTCAAGCATTAACTAAATTATCTCAAGATATTTTAGAATATAATGGATTATCCGCAAAAGATGACAAAGGCGGGGAATTGGGAAAGAAGAATTAGCAGAATATGAAATAGCTCATCAATTAGGTGTTACATTAGATACTATATATAATATGTCCAGTAAAGAATATATGGGCTGGATAAAGTATTTTAAACAAAGACCTTTTGGTTGGAGAGAAGATCATAGAGCTGCTATATTATCTCAAACTACATATCAAGGCACTAAGCCTCTTAATATAAATGAATTGTTTCCTTCATTAAAAATAATGAGAGAAAGTACTATTCAAAAAGATTTAAAATTAGAAATTGGCTTTAATAAATTAAAAAGTTTAGCTAAAAAATCTAAATAATAGTGGGGCGGTGAAAACTGCCCACTTGAAAGGCAATTATGAGAGATACTAAAACATTAATTCAGTATAGTAATTTAGCTAAAAAGAATTCAAAAGAAAAAGAATTATTTAGAAACCTTAAAAAGGAAGTAAATATTGGTGCCAACGGTACACAAAAATACGTTATTAAAAAGGGTATAAATAAAGGTAAAATAATATAATGGCAATAACAACTATTGGTCTAAAAACTGTTGCTAAAGATCTTGAAAAAGATATGAATAAAGCAATTGAACAGGAATTTAGATCAAGAGCTTTAAAAGCTTTTGCTGATTTAAAATTAACAACTCCAGTTGATACTGGTCAAGCCAGAAATAGCTGGTATATTGGATACACTGAAACATATTATAATCAAAAACAACCTGCTGTTACATCTAATGTAAATATATTGGTTCCAAAAAATAAACCAACTCAAATTATTGTTACAAATGGTACAACATATATAGAATTTCTTAACAATGGACATTCTCAACAAGCACCTACTAGATTTATAGAGGCTGCTTTTTCAAAATATTTTGATAAGGTTAGTGTTGAAGTAACTAACGGATAGGGAATATGGCTGTAAGATTAGAAATACTTGCTGATGTAAAAGGGCAAAATGAAGTAGATAGGTTAAAAACTAATTTAAATAAATTAGGTACTAGCGCTACAATAGCTTCAAAAAGATTAACATCTTTAGAAAAAGCTGCAGTTAGGGGTAGAGCAAGCCTTCAAGCGCTTGCAACAACTTTAAAAGTAGGGGTTGCTGCCGGATTTGCTGCTGTAACATTTGGAGTAAGTAAATTTGTAAGAGATACATTTGAAGCTGGTAATTTAATTCAATCATTAGAAATTAGATTTAATTTATTATTTGGGTCTGTTTCTGAAGGATCAAAAGCATTTGATGAATTAAATAAATTTGCTGCTAAAGTACCATTTTCACTAGAAGAAATTGCTAGTGCATCAGGTAATTTAGCTGTAATTTCAGATGATGCAGATGAATTATCTAAAGTATTAGAATTAACAGGTAATGTTGCTGCTGCTACAGGTTTAGATTTTAGACAAACTGCTGAACAAATTCAAAGAGCATTTGCTGGCGGTATTGCTTCTGCTGATGTATTTAGAGAACGAGGTGTTAGGGCTATGCTTGGATTTCAAGCTGGCGTAACAGTATCAGTTGAAGAAACTAGAAAAAGATTTTTTGAAGTATTTGGTAAAGGTGGAGAATTTGGTTCGGCTACTGATCAATTAGCTACAACATTAAAAGGTCAAGTTTCATTAGTACAAGATGCTTACTTTCAATTTAGAAAAGTGGTAGCAGAAGAATTTTTTGATGAATTAACAGCACAAATTAGAAACTTAGTTGGTGATTTTAAAAAAAATGGTGATGAATTAAACAGAATAGCTAGAAATGTTGGTCAAGGATTAGGTAAAGCTCTTAAAAATATAGATAAAGGTGTTAGATTTTTAGTTACAAATTTTGATAAATTAGTTATTATAACTAAAATATTTATTGGATTAAAAGTAGCTGCTTTAATAAGTAATATAGGTGCTGCGGCACTTATAGCTGCAACTAATATTAAATTAGCAACAGGTGCTATGCTAGGTTTAAATAATGCCATTAGATTAAACCCGTTTGGCATATTAATTACTGTTGTTCAAGGCGCTGTATTATCTTTAACTTTATTTAGAGAAGAAACTCAAAAAGTTATTGGCGCTATTGATGATTTAATTAGAGGTCAAAATTCTTTAAATAATAGACAAAAAGCTGCAGAACAAAGACTAAAGGTTCAAGAAGCTATTACTAAGAGTGTCCAAGATGCAGTTAAAGCTCAAAATGAACACAATGCTCGAATAATTAAAAATGCACAAAATCAAAGAGCTTTTAATGAAACTGTAAGACAAGCTGAAGACAGTTATGGAGCTTTAAATGATTTATTAATCATTCATGAAGACAGAGCTAAGAAAATATTAAATTTTAATCATTTAGCTAATGGTATTGTTAAAGATAAAAAAGCATTAGAAGAAGAATTAGAAAAACTTGATAAACAAAAATTAATAAGGGCACAAAACTTATTTAAACAAAATAAAGAGTTTCAAGAAGCAATTAATAATGAAATTCAAAAAAGAATAGATAAACAAGAAAGATTAAATTTATTTTTAGCAAGACAATTAAATTTAAAAAGACAAGCTTTCCAAGAATCTGTTAGAATAGCTGAAGCTGAATTTAAAGCTAAAAAGGATGCTGAAGCTGCAAATAATAGAGAAAGTGGAATGATGGCAGGAAGAGTTCCTGATATCTCTCAAGAGCAAATTGATGCTATTTTAAATCAACAAAAAGCTTATGAAAGTGTTTTAAAAACTGTTGATGAAATAGGTAAAACTGTTGCTGATAATTTATTTGATGCTGTAAAAAATGGTAAAAATGTATTTGATGCATTGAAACAAACAGGTGTTGATACTATTAATGAAATTGCCAGAAATTTATTAAGAAGTGGAATATCTGAATTATTAGGAAGAGCTGTAAAAGGTATTGCAGGTGGTGGATCCGGAGGATTTTTAAATACTATATTTGGTGGAGCTAGAAATGTAATAGGTTTTAATCAAGGTGGTATTGTACCTGGTGGTGCACCATATACTGATAGAGTACCTGCTATGTTAACTCCTGGAGAAGTTGTTATACCTAGAAATAAAACTACAGGTTTTGGAAATACAAATATAACTAATATAAATATATCTGGTAATGTTGATCAAAGATCAATAGATCAAATTAAATCTGTTATTGCTAATAGCCAAGCAGAAGTTGGTTCAGCTAGTACCCAATATAAACAAAATACTAGAGGTTTACGTGGAAGGAATAGATAATGATTAGTAAAATATTTGAATATGCAAATGATGTTTCATTTGATAGGTTTACCAGAATCAGAAGAGCTATTTCTAATTCAGGATACGTAAGTTCTTTAAAAGGTTCTCCAACTTTTTATTCTGTAGAATTAAATTTAAAACCTTTAATTAAATCAGAATTTGATTTGGTTGAAGCTGAATTAATAAGTAAAGAAGATGGTATATCTACTTTTAATACACAAATTCCTAATAAATTAAATATTATAAATGGAGATACAACATTAACTTCTATTACAGTTGATAGTAATTCTAGTGGAACTAGTTTAAATTTATCAAGTACAAGTGGATTAAATGTTGGAGATTATATACAAGTATCTTCTAATGATAAAGTTTATCAAATTAAAACTATTGTTGATAGTAATGTTGTTACTTTAAATACTGGATTAATTGAAGATGCAGCTGCTAATGATACTGTTTTAATTGGGCAAAATGTTGAATTTAAATTATTATTAGATAACAAACCAAATGTAACTATTGTTCCTGGCCCAGGATTTAATTATTATCAATATAGTACATTTAAATTTAGAGAAATATTATAATGAAAAATATAGATACAAATACATTATCTGAAGCACAAACTAATGGAGCATATCCTATTGAATTAGTTTCAATTGAATTAGATATAAATGATAGTACTAAAAATTTATATTTAAATACTGGATATAAAGATATTTTATACAATGGAAATATATACACTCCTGGATCAAGAGTATTAGGTTTTAGTGCAATTGAAGAAACACAAGATATTAAAACTAATTCTATAACTGTTCAATTAAATGGTGTACCCACTACAATTATTCAAGCTTTAGAAGCTACTGGAGTTAAACCTATTGGAGGAAGAGTTACTATATATCAATCATTTTTTGATGAAGACCTTGGATCAGTTATTCAAGATACTTCTAATCAACCAGCTGTATATCAAAAATGGCAAGGTATAATTTATTCTTTTTCAACTACTGAAGAAAATGAAAATTCAAATAGGATTAAAATAAATATAGAATGTAAAAATATATTAATTGCAATTTTAGATACTAAATCAGGTAGATTTACATCTCAATCTAGTTTTCAACAAATAAATTCTACAGATACAAGTATGGAATTTGTACCGGGAATAATTAATTTTAATCCTCAATTTGGAAAAGATAATTAATATTTAAACATGGATAATAAAAATGGTTAGAATAGCTAATTTAAAAGATATAAAACAAGGTATTGTTTTATTAAAAAAACATATAAAAGAATTTGACTTTGGTCAATTTAATGAAGATAATACAGATTATTATGAGGGTTTATTAACAGCATGTATTAATGATAAAACTGTTATAATTTCTGAAAATAATAATATTATTGATGGTGTATTATTAGGAATGAAAATACCCAATTTACTAAATCCTAATAAAACACAATTACATATTTTAGTGACTTGGGTTAATAAAAATAAAAGAGGGTCAAGTATATTTTATAAAATGAATAAATTACTTGAAAAAGAATTTAAAATGGAAACTATATATTATAGTATTCCTGAAACTAATATTAATTATAATAGACTTGGATACAGAAAATTCCAAACAATGTACATAAAGGATAAATAATTATGGCTGCTGCTGCCCCCATTATTGCTGCTGTTTCTGCACCAACTATTACAGGAGCAGTGTTAAGGATTGGTATATCATTAGCTGTTAGTTATGTAACTAATAAATTATTTGCACCTGATATTCCAAATATGGATACTAATCAGGCTCCAGATCGTGGAGTTAAGCAAAGAATAGGTACAGATACAAATAATAAATTACCTGTTGTATATGGCGAAGCTAAAGTATTTGGTTCAATTACATTTGCTGACATTACTTCTGATAATCAAAAAATGGCTTTTATAATACCTTTATCTGAAGGGCCTATAGAATCTATTGATACTATTTATTGGGATACATATGAATTAACATTATCAAATAATGGAATAGGACAATTAGCTGATGTTACAACTGCTACAGATCCAGAGGGAAATACAAATGATTTCTTAAATGATGGTAGATTAAAAATACAAAAATTTATATCTGGTGGAAGATGTTCACCAATGGAAAGTTTTAGTAGCAAATGGAATAGTGATGCTGCTAATAGGACTATGCCTAATGTTGCTTATTTATATATCGAAATTAAATATGACAGAGATAAAGGGATAACTGGATTAACAAATAAATTAGGTGCTGTTATTAAGGGTAGAAAAATTAGAACATTTGATAGTTTAGGTGTTTTATCATCTTCAGAAAGTTATTCAAATAATCCAGCTGAATGTTTATTAGATTATTTAACTAATACAACTTATGGGGCTGGTAATATTGTTACAGATAGTTCAATAAATTTAAATACATTTTATAGTCATAAACAATTTTGTAATGAAACTGTTTCATATACTGATGAAAATGGAAATAATGGTACTGATTCTGAATTATTAAAAAGATATACAACAAATGGAGTTGTTAATACTAATGATACAAGGGATATAATTATTTCTGATTTAGCTACAAATTCATCTGGAATTGTTTCATATCAATTAGGTAAATTTCAATTAAATACAGATAAAGCTTCAACATCACAAAAAACATTTAGTGCTGATAATATGTTTGGTGATATTACAATTGTAAATGATGGTTTTAATTCTCAATTAAATAAATTTATTGGATCATTTATTTCTAAAAAGAATGAATTTCAAGATGATCAAATTTATGTAGAAATACCTAGTAATTTAAAAAATCCAAATGAACCAGAGTTTACTCAAGAAACAAGATTTAAATTTATTAATAATAATATTCAAGCTGAGAGAGTATCAAATATTATATTAAAAAAATCTAGAGAAACCTTAGTTGTATCATTTAAAACTAATATTAGCTCTTTAGCTTTACAAGTTAATGATGTTATTACGATTAAAAATGATGTTTATAATTTTGGACCTAGTGGTAAATTATTTAGAATAAATTCTATAAGTGAAACTGAAATACAAGATGGTATGCTGGGTTATCAAATAACTGCACAAGAATATAATGCAAATGTATATACTGATGAAAATATTAGTGAATTTGAAACTGCTCCAAATACAAATATTCCAGTTGCTGGAAATTTAAGCAATCCAACAGGTTTTCAAGTTGCTACAAATGGATTAAATGAATCTGAAGCATCAATTACTTTTGATTGGGCTGCTCCATCAACAGGTGGACCAGTAGAATCTTTTCAAATATTTTATTATGCTAGTAGTACTGCTTTATCATCTGCTGATTTAATATCTAATACTGTATTAAATAATAGATTATTAATTGATACATATGAATATCCTGGAGGGGTTATTCCTGCAGGTACTGGTGTTACTCATACTGTTTTAGATGTACCTGCAAGTCCATATTTATATTTTTGGATCAGATCAGTAAATACTTATGGATTTAGAAGTACATTTACAACATTAGCTAATCCTGTTGAGGATTTTACACCTAGTTCAGTAAGTGATTTAGCTATTATAACTGTTTATAAAAGATCTTCTTCAGTTCCAACTGATTCACCAACTGCAGATTATACTCATAATTTTAGTTCTGGTGGATCATTTACAGGAAATACAAATAATTCAAATGGTTGGTATTTAAATTCAACTGATACTTTTGGATCAGATCCTATGTATTCGAGATCAGCTTCAGTTACTAATTTAAATTTACAATTAGGATCAACAGATTGGGGACCAGTAACAAATGTATCAGGAAGTGCTGGTATAAGTACAGCTACAATTCAAATATATACATTATTAAATGGTATATCTGAACCTAGTGATTTAAATGATTTATTACCAACTGCATATGATTATAATTTAAATACAAATACTTTAAATATTACAACTCAACCTACTGGTGTAAGTTGGAGTAGGACCATACCTGTTAATAATAATAATAAAACTTTATATTCTGTTCAGGCTTATGTTCAAACAAATACACCTACAGTTACATTAGATCAAGATGATTTTAATTGGGAAGATGTATTTATTGCTAGAAATTCAATATTTGAAGTTTATGCATATATAAAACAAAATAGTGGATCAAATCCGCCTACACCTTTATCACCTCAATCAGGGACTGGTGTAGTTACAAATGGTGTTTTAACTTCTGCACCAACAAAAGATACTAATGATACTACAACTGATAATTGGAGAACAAATTTAACTGGATTAGATATTACAACTGATATTGTATTTAGATGTTCAGCAACTGTAACTGGTAATGTAATTGGTTCTTGGACAACTCCTGCATTATTTATATTACGTGGTTCTCAAGGACCATCAGGCCTAACTAATTTAGTTAGGTATGCATCTTTTGCTGATGATGCTACTGCACAATCAACAGGGGCGCCAACTGTTCAATCTGGTTTAAACAGTTATTGGTACTCATCTCCTGATTTATTAGGTGTTGATTCTAATGGTAATCCTGTAAATTATACACACACAACTACTCAATTTGGTAGTATAACTGGTGGTTCTCCAACTACTGATGCTTTTGAATTAACAGGAACTGTTACAGCAACTGCTGGTGATGAATATGATAGAATAATAGATTATACTGGAAGTAAACCTAATACAAGATGGGCTGGACAAACAATTACTTCAGGATATGCTGATATTGATTCTGGTATTGATTCAAGTTCAACTACTAATCCTAAAACTATTTCTACTATAGGCTGGAAAACAGATTCATCTAGAACAGGTTTAAATGGTTATCGTTTAACTAATTGGACAGGTTCAGGAAGTTTGAGTACGGGTAGTAATACTCAATATTATGTTTATGTTAGAATAACTTTTGATGGTGCAGGATCTTATATTCCATACATATTATTTAGATCAAATACTAATAGTGTATCAAATAAGACATCTTGGAGTTCTTTAGATGCTTGGTTAGATGATTTTGGATTTACATTAGATGAGTCTGAAGTTGGGACTGGTAATAATTTGACTACAAGTAACCTTAATTCAGATGGAGTAGTTTTTTATTTTAATGATGCTTCTAGTAGTGCCGCTTTTGGAGGGAGTTCATCTCCTAGTTCAGGCTCTTTAAGACTTATAAGAGATTATAATACTTCAGGAGATTTTTTAGTTCAATTAAGTACTAATAATCAATCTTCTTGGACAAGTTTACCTTTAGCAAGAATTGCTTTAGGTGTAGGAACAAATAATGCTTTTAATCTTACTGGTTGGTCTATGTATACTCAAAATGAACCGGGATCAAGTGCTCAAAATATAACTACTAGTTCTTATAGTGGTGATTGGGTTTATGATTTTAATACTGCAACTCAACATCCAGGATTACAGCCTAATATTACTAGAAACGGTGGAACTATTTATAATACATTATATTCTTGGAATGTCGGTGAAACAATTGATGCTTATTTAACTAGATTAGGTAATAATATGACTACTAGTGCTAATATTGTTAGTTATTCAAAAATAAATTCTAATACAGGTATTAGAGTTACATTTTCTAATGATACTGCAACTTATGCTGGTAGTATGACTCAAAATAATACTTTACCAAGCCCTAATACTAATCCTGGTATTGCATTTACTCAACCTGTAATAAACGGTCAGAGTCCTCAAAGTTATATAATTGATATTACACCTACATTTAAATCAAATATTGATTATGCTTCTTTAACTAATTTTAGATATTCAGATGCTTATACTGATACTTTAATTTCAGATACATATGATAACACTATTTCAAGTAATAATGGTATTTTAACAGATATTGTTAACACTTTAAATGCACAAAGTCATATGTCTGCAAGTGTTAATGGAAATTCTATTAGATTGACATTTACTAATACTATAAATTATGGTGTAAATGCTGATGGAAATGTTGCAACAGGTCCTACAAGCGGAGTTGATGCAAGAGTTCCTCAACCTTTTATTAATTTTGGTTCTGATACTAACGGTGTTATTATTACTAATATGTCAATTAGTACACAGCAAACAGGTAATGGAGCTGGTAATTTAGTTACAACTAGACCAACTGCTACTTTTAATGCTAGTATTTCTAATTCTGATCCTTATTATAATGCATTTAATTCATATAGTATAACTATTGATGAACCTGAAAGCAATTCAGGCCATGCTACTATTATGAAACAAATATATAATGCTGCTTTAGTGTTATTTAATGATATATTTCAAAATAATAATGCTGTTACGGGTACAAATACTACTTTAACTACTATAGATGAAATAGTTAGTCCTAATAAAAACTTAACTGTTACGGGATCTAATTTTTCTAATACAGAAGATTTAGGTCAAGTTGGTGATCCATATAGTATTACAATTCAAAGAACTAATGCAGATGAAAGAAATAATATTACTGTAAATATATCATTAACAAGTAATCAAACTGCTCAACAAGTATTAGATTCTGTTTTAACTAAAATGACTGAATTAGGATCTTTTGGTAAGGATCTTGGAAACGGTATATTTCAAATACAAGATGCTGGTACAGGTCCAACTAATTTTTCTGTTAGTGTAACTAATGGTTCAGGAATAACTGTAACACATCAATCAAATTTACAAGATACAGGAACTTCACCATCATTTAGCGATTTAGATGCTGATAGATGGACAAGACCAGTTAATACTGGAGTTCAAGTATAAAATTTTAGGCCTATTAATTTAGGCCTACAACAATTTATATATAGCCATAGTTATATATAAACTCATAACTAACCTACAGGAGTAAAAATGAGAATATCAAACATACAAAATTACTTAGGAGGAGCAGATAACATTATTGCTCGTGAAGTTTCCGAAGGTAATCAATTTTTAATGACAGTTAATGATGGAACTGTTGATTTTGGAGATTCAAATACAACATTTAATATACAAACTGAACTATTTGAAGCTAATGTTACAAGAGAAAGATCATCAATTAAAATTGATTCATTACAAAAAGTATATAATGCAACAAAACATACATATACAAAATCAGAATTAGTTTATAACACACAGACTGAAGGACAATTTGAATTATTAGTGCCTTCAACATTATTATCAGATCAAGGTAATTTTACAGCTGATCCTGATGACACAAAACCGTATGTTGTTGTTATGAAAGTTCAATGGTCTAGTGGAACGCCTGAAATTAAAAAATCATTAAGGTTCGTATTTGTAATAAGATACCAACCTCAATAAAAAGGAATAAATAATTATGTCAATTCAAGTTGAAGATAATGAAAATGTAATATCAGTTTCTGATCCTTCAGGGCAAGCAATTACAGTTACAAATCAAGCCGGTCCTCAAGGCCCAGCAGGTCCACAAGGGGCTACAGGCCCAACAGGTCCACAAGGGGCTACAGGCCCAGCAGGTCCAACTGGCCCACAAGGTCCGGCTGGTAATGATGGTGCTCAAGGTCCTATAGGAGATACAGGTCCACAAGGCCCAGCAGGTCCACAAGGGGCTACGGGTCCAACTGGCCCGCAAGGTCCACAAGGTCTAGAGGGTCCTGGCGCTGATCAAGGATTAGATACTACAGATAATGTATCATTTAATCAAGTTACAAGTACATTAATAGGAAATGTTACAGGAAATGTTACAGGAACTGTTTCTGATATTAGTAATCATAATACTGATAATTTAAGTGAAGGCTCAAATCTTTATTATACAGATACAAGAGCAAGATCTAGTATTAGTGCAACAGGAAGTTTAACTTATAATAGTGCAACAGGTGTAATAAATTATACACAACCTGTTAATATTAGCACATTTATTAATGATGCAGGTTATATAACATCTGAAACAGATAGCCAAACATTATCTTTTTCAAACCCAAATTTGTCTATTTCAAACGGTAATAGTGTTGATTTAAGTGCATTAACACCAACAAGTTTACCTTTTAGTAGTATTACAAATACACCAACAACATTAAGTGGTTATGGTATTACAGATGGAATAACGGCTAGCTCAACTGATACATTTACAAATAAATCAGGTAATATAAGCCAATGGACAAATGATGTAGGATA